CACCAAAACGATCTTCATTCTCACGTTGGTAAAAATCTACATATTGGTTTTCCTATCTTCGAGCTTACAGAATTTGACGAAGAAGAAAAGAGAAGCATGGAGCATTGTGACCGTATATTCGCTTGTTCACAATGGGCAAAAGATATAGTTATAGATCAAACTAAATTCACCCCCAAAACCGTGCATGTTGTCCCGCTAGGTGTGGACACAGAATTGTTCAAGCCTTCCAAATCCTCCAGATCCCCCACTATCTTTTTTAACTGTGGAAAATGGGAAAAGCGTAAGGGTCACGACTTTTTGCTGCAATGCTTTAATGCGGCGTTTATCTCATCGGACGATGTGGAGTTGTGGATGATGTGCGATAATCCTTTTATCGGGCAGGGTAATCAGGATTGGCAAAATCGGTACAAATCCTCCCCCCTTGGCGACAAAATTAGGATAATTCCCAGACAGCATTCCCACAAAGATGTGTATAATATAATGAAGCAGTCCGACTGTGGCGTTTTCCCATCTCGTGCCGAAGGTTGGAACTTAGAGCTTCTTGAGATGATGGCCTGTGGGAAACAGGTTATAACCACAAATTACTCCGCGCATACAGAGTTTTGTAGTGAAGATAATTCATACTTAATAGATGTAGAAGATCTAGAGCCCGCTTACGACGGAGTGTTCTTTAATGGTTCTCATGGACGATGGGCAGTGTTATCGGATTCTCAAAAGGAACAGATGATTACTTACATGAGGATCGTTCACAACGCTAAACAAAGTGGCGTATTGCACATAAATGAGTCTGGCATAGAAACCAGTAAACTTTTTTCATGGAACAACTCGGCTAGAGAGGTTATCAATGGACTTTAGCACCCCAAGTAAAATACTAAGGTTGTATAGACACGGGTTTGTTGGCAGTATCTGTGATCCAGAAGATGTAAAAAAGCTAATGGGAGAACTTCCCATGCCTGTGTTCGGGGCTGCCGCACACAATCTATTCGGAGATGGTGATGGTAAGCTTTCGTTACCATTTAAGTCGCTTTTAAAATTTGATTCAGGTTTTGGCCCAGCGGAGCGACAAACAACCGGAGACTGCGTGTCACACTCGACAAGAAACGCCATAGACATAACGAGGGCCGTTGAGATAGATATTAAGGGAGAGAGGGAGCAATTTGTTTCCCGTGGAGCAACAGAGGGCATATATCAATCTAGAGGACATAAGGGTCAGGGAATGTCCTGTTCGAGTGCTGCTAGATATGTCCACGAAAAGGGAGGAATACTTCTTCGCAAAGATTATGGAGAAGTAGATCTATCTAAATATGATTCGGAGATTGGGAAAGATCATGATATTCCCAACTCTATTTATCGTGACGAGGCTCGGAAGCATCAGGTAAAAACAATTTCATCCGTTCGTACGGTTCAGGAAGCTAAGGACGCCTTAGCGAATGGCTATTCCCTTTCTGTTTGTTCTGGGTATGGTTTTTCCAGTAAGCGAGATAAAAGTGGGATAGCGAAGAGATCCAGCGGATGGAATCATGCTATGGCATGGATTGCCTGTGACGACACTCACGATGTACACAAGGAGTCGCTTTTTTTAATCCAGAATTCGTGGGGGCTTTGGAATAGCGGACCCAAGAGATTAGGCCAGCCAGACGGCAGCTTTTGGATCAGAGAAAAAGACGCTCGCGGCATGTTGTCTGGAGGAGGGGCTTGGGTATTCAGCGACGTAAACGGATTCCCGGCCAAAAACATCGACTGGACTATAGACGAGGTTTTTTAACATGACAAATAACAGCGAAAAGACAGGTAGTTCCGTTAATAATTTTATGGCGGGTATATTTTTTTTAGCCCTTGGGGTGATTCCTTCTGTAAATTCTGAAATACACTCAAGAAACAACTTGACAAATGACGAAGTAAGTACTATAATAAAGAACACAGTCGCGGCCTTTGATTTAGCCGAAACTAAGATACTAAAAGTAAAGCCAGATATACCAGATGATACACCAGAAGGTCCGCACCCAGATGTGAAAAAGTGCATCTGTCGCGGGACCGGAAAAATAACTCATGGAGACGGACATCAAACAGACTGTCCGTACCACGGAAAAGACGTTAAACCAGAACCAGAACCAGAACCAGAACCAGAGCCGGAACCAGAGCCGGAACCAGAGCCGGAACCAGAGCCGGAACCAGAGCCGGAACCAGAGCCGGAACCAGATCCGAAACCAAAAAAATGCACGGGCTGCAAATGCGATACAAGGAACACCTATTGTAACTGCATTAAAGCATATGGAAAATGTTCGTGTAGAAAAACGAAAAGGATTTTAAGTCTTGGAAGAGGGTGAACTGTAAACTAATGTAAAGAGAAGGTCTTCTCTGACCATTGTATAATTTTTATTTTGGAGAAAAAAAATGGCGAAAATTAAATCACTTTTAGCATCTCGTAGATTTTGGGTGTCCGCTGTGGGCCTCATTGCCGTATGTTCGCATGAGCTTCTTGGTATTGAACTCAACGTAGAACAAATTGTGGGCGTTTGTACCATTGTGGTAGCTTGGGTTATTAGCGATACTGTACGTGTAACCGAATGAACTGGAGAGTACCAATGACCTACCTTATAAACCTTATGATGGGGTTAAACCCCATACAGTGGGTATGTATTGGAGCGGGTTTTCTAATGATTATTCCTTCAATCAGGAACTTGTTTCTGGGGGTTGTGAAAAAAGTCAGAACAATACCTAAGATTAGGGCTGTAGACTCAAACAATTTAACATCTATTGTGTCTAAATGGGAAGCGTTAAACAACGCCTGTATAGATGCGGGATTGATAGATGCGCAAGATAGACTTCACGAGGTCTTTCTTGTTCTCGCTAAAAATTCCGCCGACCCAAAGCATGTCACCCCTGTTAATCCAGATAAGGGGGGTGGGTAATATCAATGAATGCTAGGCTATTAATAGGTATTGTACTGGTACTAGTCGGAGTTTTCTGGGGTAACACCCCAGATGCTCCCGATGATAAACCACAGATTATAATTGAAAAACCAGATAAGGTTCTTACCGATAAGTGGTCTGAAACGTCTAGATCTATTACAGATCCTAGTGACAGAATTCAATTATGTGTTTTTAATAAAACTTTTGCAGACAGAGTAGTGAAATACGAAGCTGACTCTCAGCAAGTAAACGATGTTTATGTTCTTGCCGCAAAAGAAGTTTTTGGAGATTCCATTAAGGGAAAATACGACATGTTGGGTCCAGCTATTAAGAAAGCTATGGTTTTGATCTTAGGAGAAGAAAACCACAACGTCATAGAATCCGAAAAGCAGGAATTGAGTAAAGTATTCATGGCTTTTGCTTGGAATTTGAATAATTAGCTTGACTTTTGACATAGAGCCCGCTATAATGAGTGTAGTGGGCTCATGTTATATAAACTCCAAAAAGGGGGAAAAATGAGAATGGATATAATTAAAGCTGCCGAGAGTTACCTTAAGGCCAGTATGGATGAGTATGCATTTGCAATAAACGGGTGTATTCAAAATCAAGATCAGCCAGAGAGTCTAGATAGACTTCTAGCTTTGGTTCAAAAATATTCACTTGTAGCTTCGCAACAGCAAATTTTGGAAAATATAAAATCTCAGATTACAACCGCCGAGACGAACAACGAAAATGAAGATTAAGATTACGCTAATAGTGAGCAAAATCCAAAAGGGTGTTCCGTTTAATCATCCCCAGTTTTTCCAGATATACCTGACGGATGACAATCAATTCCTCCGTGGATATATGTCAACTAAGGACGTAAACCAAACCTTGTCTGATTTGTTTAGCAAGCACTTCCATATAGATTTCGATTGGATGGTGACCGAGCTGTCTGGATTTAGAAAGACTAGCGACAGAGAAGTTGAGGTAACCTATATATCTTATATGTCAGAAGTTTTGGGGGCCAACAAATCTGGTAATTTCCTTTCATCAGAAGATATTAAAAGTCAAAACATAAAGATAGATTTATATTATGAAAAATTACTATCAGAACGATCAAGAAGCTATTGAGGAAGATTTTGTAGCCCAACTAACGGTCGCTGTTTCGCGGGACGGAGAATTCATATTTGGATGCGATTGGGAGCCAAATGAAGCCGGTATAAAAGCCGTAGCCTCGATTTTTTATGGAATCACACACGACCAATTAACAGAACAAATATTAAACGAACTGAAGTCACAATGTGTATTAGAAGATAAGACAGATGACTTTTTAGAGATTATAGAACTTATAGGAAGCCTCATTAATAAGGATGGCAATTCACGAGGAGGTTCGGATCAATCAATAGCCGTGCCACCTCGCAATGTATTCAAAATGTAATCGGAGGCTGTCATGTCCAAACCTAAACAAATAGCTTGGGAGAGCTGGAATGCTAGAATTGAGGAGATGATTACTCCTCTTGATCTACCACTCCCAGAAACACACGCTGGTGAAGCACTGTACAACGACATAGAAATTCCTCACGAATTATTATCACAAGACTTTTTTATACAACCTCAGAAAATACTGTATACCCCAATGGGTCCATATCCAGAAGAATCGTTAATGAAACCGTCAGACAGATGGGATTGCTGGTTGGGATATACCAATTTCGATATACTTAACGCGGTAGAAGACCAAATAGAAAATATAGCGGGGGTTGAAGCCCTTAGAGTATTAGGTCGATATACATTTTTTATGGGTGTTGGAAAACTGTTTGACATCAAAGACGTGAGAGCGGATATTGAAAAAGAACTATGTGTTTATACGGAGCGGGAAATACTTTCAAATGAAAATACTCAGGCCACCGTAAACCTAGTTAAAGATCAACTTAAAACCCAAAAATACTGGTCTATTTTGGTGTCTCCGGAAGGAGATGTTGAGTATATTGTTTCAGACAAACTAGATAGAGTGTATCTTGAGGGTCTGAGTGGACTACTGGAACGTAAACAAAACCTTGGTGGAATAATCTTGAGAGGAAATGATGGATAATATTGAAAAACTTCTAAAAGACTCAAACATAGTAAACATAATGAACGCAGTGGCAAATAGGTATAATAGATCTATAGACAGAGATGAAATCGAATCAATTAAAATGATTACGCTCTGGAAATGTAGAGACAAATACGACCCAACGAGGGGGGCAAAGTTCACATCGTATTTATATCAACAGTTATCTTTTGCGTTTAAAAACGAACTAAAGAAAAAGAAGAATATGCTATACCTTGACAATATTCAGCTAGATTTATTTGGCGGCGTGGGGTCGGCCCGGAGGAGGTCTGCATCGTGTCGAGCTGGCTCGCATAACTTCCAAGATCATTATAAAGAGTTGACTGACGTTTTAACCGGATTACCGGAAGATGTTTCTGGTATCTTGAAGCAGAGATACATTGGTAATATGACTATGATAGAGATAGCTAAGGCGAACGGTTATAGTCGAGAAACGGCCAGACGCCGACTTAAAAGAGCTGTAAAAATATGCAAAAAAAGTAACGATCAACTGGTCTAATTTGTGTATGTTTAACTGGATATGGATCTTCTTTGGATAATTGGGAATATAGTATTGTTATTTAATTTAATTGATTCTTCAGAGGAGATCCATTATGGCAGTTCCTAGCGGAAATAATGACAAAAAGAACACTAGTGGTGGGGCTTTTACAGCTACGACTGAGGGTGGTACAATCCTTGGTAATGAAACCACTGGCGATGTAATCACAAGAGCGTTGGCTTTGAAAGACAATGCTGTCGATTGGAACGATGGTACTAAGCCAAGAGTTCTCAATGATGGTCTACAGGGAAACCAAAAATCTTTGTCGGCTGGAACCTTCGCTTACGAAGCCGCTGGCAAGTATGTTATTGCTTCTAGCAGTACCACGTTGTCGGGTGTCGCTTCCAATAAAATTCTTATTACTGGACGGGGTGAAACCCGGCGATCTATTGCTCAGTTCGAGCACATGTTTGGTGCTAAGACTGTTACCGCCTTCCGTCAGGGTCAGTTTAGCTGGACCAATACGACGAGAGCTGGTGCATCTTTGGCGGCTCGCATCAACTGGCTGAACGTTGCTAGTGGTGGTATGGATGCGGCCACTGCTCCCACCAGTATGTCGGCTGTGAATATGTATGCTCCGGGTGGATCGGCTAGAGATGGCAGTGGTGCAAACGCTGTACACACTGACGTTGCGGCTAATCCCACGCGGGCTATTCCGGGTCGCTTGGTTATGAAGGCCAACTTTATTGCTAGCGAACTTGATCCGTGGACAGCCACTGAGCCGGGTTCCGATTTCTACAAATACGCGCCTATTACTGGCATGTAATACGGAATATTGCTAAAGGGGGGGGAGGAGGGATACTCCCTCCTCCTCCGTTTTTGTAATCTATCCACAGGTTTTATGTAGGAGAAGCGGGAGGAAAAAGTGAACGATTCTTTAGGTAGGAGAATGACATCAATTGAAACCAAAGTGGTGAGCATGGAAACAAAACTAGAATCCAAAATCGATTCTCTACAAGAGAGCGTTGTGGATTGTAAGTTGACCATCAATGACAAACTTAATGAGAGATTCGATACCCTTATCGACAGAATGGAGCAACGATAATGTCTGAGGACCAACATTACGGAGGTCTAACGTCTGTGTTATTAGCAAAGATTATGGAAGATTTGGGAATTACACGAGAAATGGTTGACAAAATCAAGACTATAATAGATAATGTTGATATACAGCAGGACGAAGAGAAAACTACAATACAGGTCAAAACCAAAGAAGTGACCATCATTATAAATAAGTAAGCATTGATATCGGCCCCGTACAGGAAACTAGGAAAA